AACCACGATTGACCAGACGGCGCCCGTAGCCCGCCACCGCTAACGGGCTGCGCCGCCGGCTGCGCTGCTGGTTGTTGCGTGCCAAACCCGCCAAACGGGTTCCTGCCCATTGCCATCTGCATGCCAGCGTACTGCATGGGCATCTGTAGCAAACTGGCATATGGTGCAGCTTGGCCCAGCACCCCGCCCGCCATAGCCGCGCCCTGCTGCTGCAGCAGGTTGCCGACGTTTTGCCCGGTGTTGATTCCCGCCGTGCCGACACCCGCCGCCGACTGCTGGCCGAGGCCCGTCAAGCCTGCGAGCCGGCTGTATTGCTGGTCAATGGCCTGTTGGAGCATGGCCGGGCGGAACTGCGCCAGAGCCGCCTGCATGTTGCCGCCTCGCAGACCACCAGTAGCGGCTGCGTTCTGCATCATCGCCTCTTCGCCCTGCCGCACCTGGGATTGGAATAGTGGGCTCTGCTCGATTGCGCCGATGGCTTCTTGTTGCGCCTGTTGTCCACCGAGGCCGATGAGAGCCTGCATACCCTGAAGCGCCGGAGTGCCAGCTTGGACGTATGGCGCGAGCAGTTCGCGCATCTTCTCAAGCTGCGCCCGCTGCTCTGCGATGCCCTCGCGGGCGACGCCGGCTTGCACGTTTGCGGCATCTTCCGCCGCGCGGGATTGCAGATAGGAGCCCGCAAGGCTTGCCCCGACTTGGCCCGCTAGTTGACCCCATCCCATACCTGTAGCTCCTGCAGTTGCGCCACCAGCCCCAGCCGCAGCACCCCCAGCGCCCGCAGCAGCGCCGCCCGCCGCAGCGCCACCAGCGCCAGCCGCAGCGCCACCGGCAGCAGCGCCTCCGGCAGCGCCGCCAGCCGGAGCCGCCGCACCAGCAGCGCCTCCTGCCCCGCCAGCACCAGCGAGCGCGGTCCCGCCACAATACATCGCAGCAGCAGGCAGAACAAATTCCTTCCCGAACTGCTCCAACGGGTCACGCACAAACGATTCGCCCGTGCTGACCTGCCTAGACTTGGCTTGCATCGGGTCGTTTTGCAGCGTCCACTGACCCGTGGTCGGGTCTTTGGCGTAGATCGCCTCCATCGTGTCGTACTTGTGAGCCCCCGGCTGCTGCAAAGTAACTTGCATGCGTCCGTCTGGAAGCGCGACTACGTTGCTGTATTTGGTGCTGAAAGGCGTGTTGCCTAAGGATCGCGCTGTATTGACGTCAAGCTGCCATCCAACTTGTTCGCCCGTGCTGTCATCATTAGGGCCATACGCGATAAGCGGCGCAAATCCGCCTAGAGTGCGAATAGCGGCGTATGGGTCAAACGATTGCGGCACGGTAGCCATCACGAAATCTCGCGGCCGGACACTCGGAACGTCAACGCAGAAGCGGAACTAGCGATGGTGGAAATGAACCCGCCCGGCTCCAACGCATGGCCGACCAGCTCGGGACAGGTGTAGGTTTCATCAGGCTGCACCGTGCGATTGTCGATCACCAGATTGGCACTCCCGGCAGACCCGCCACTGGTCACCAAGTTTACCGAAAAGGTGCGGCTTACGGTATCAGTATTCGTTACCGTTGCCTTGTCAATGATCGCGCGGATCGCGGTCGCCGTGTATTGCGTGGTTTGCGTCGCCTGCAGTTGCAGCGGCGGCACCAGCACTTTCACCGTTACGGTCATGTTTCACTCCTGATGTTGCTTGTAACCGTCAGGATAACCGACGGAATCTCCGGAACCGGCCCGGACGCCGGGAAGTATTGAAGCTGCACGGCCGTGTCAGACACAGCCCACATAAGTTGCACGTAGTCGCCTGCCTTCAGGTCTAGCAGGATGTTCGCTGTTCCGAATATCTCGTGGTTGTTGCCCTGAATCTGAATTTGCGACGCCGACGCCGGGACGTTCACGCCGTTTACCCGCCACCATGTCCAGAAGTTCGCCGCTCCGCCGCTGGTCTTGTCTAGCTGCACGCTGAACTGGAAGTTGTAGACGCCTTCGGTGTCTACTTGCACTTCTGACGGGCTGCGAAGAACTACGCCTTGGTTTAGTGCACTTGAATACGAACCATCTGGAAATTGACTTGCTGGTGGAGTGAACGCTGCTGTATACCTAGCCACTCCTTTTGTAATTCTTACTTCGTCGATGTACCCATTGAGATAGTGCCACGCTCCATCATTTGCAAATCTACGGCTCAAAAGCATGTTGGACGCATTGAAATTCTGAGTTGATGAGTGCGTTGCAATTAACGCGCCATCAAGAAACAGCCGAATATCAGAGCCGGACCTAGTTACAGCGACGTGATACCAAACACCGTCTGTGATTGAGTTGTTCGCAGTTTTAAGGCCGACAATACCAGTATCACTTAAAAATGCGATGTTTCTATCAGTGCGGTCGTACTCAAGCACCCATCCATTATTTACGCCATCGCGCGTTTGCGCTATGTGTTGAAAGCGTGTGTCGCTTGCGCCCTCCACGGACACAAACATTTCAATAGTAAAGTCGCTTGGAAGATTAAAGCTAGACCCTGAAACAGATACGTAGTCTCCGCCACCATCAAAGAACCCAGACGCGCCGCCAAACTTGAATTTGGCCGTGCTTATTTGTGCATTGCCAAATGCAGTTGACGCATTGGCCACAATGCTCGAATCTGTAAATGTGGTGCTGCCGTTAGCCCCATTCATATGGAGCAGCAAAACTACCTTAGAAAACTCAGGATCTGCCGAAACAATGCTGCTGTTATACGTCACCGCATAAGCTGTATTGATCGCCGCCGCCGTTTGCGTCGTAGTGTCCCAAAACATGCCAAACCGCTGCCGTTTGCGCGGCTGGCTTGCGGGCTGCATTTGCAGTCCGTCAACCGTGGCGGATAGGTCGCTGACGAGCGCTAGAGCTTGGTTCGCCTTGTTTTCGGCCGCTGCGATGGCAACGGGCATTTCTTGTTCTAGCGTGGCCGTGCGGTCTAGTGCGTCTTGCGCCTTTGCTTGTGTCACCGCGCAGCACACCGCCGCGTCATGCGCCACGCTGGCGATAGTGGCTAGTGCTTCATTGGCCGAGGCTTGAGCCGAGCCGAGTTCCACAAAGTCACTAGACGACGACCCATCGGCCAGCGGCTCAACGACGGAGAACAGGTTCTCAAAGGCGCGGATCTGCTCCTGATCCTTCAGGAACTGCGAAAGCTGCGAACGGCTCAGGCGGAGCGGCGGGACGGTTGCCATCACACTTCCAACGGCTCTAGCCGTGCCTCAAGCCTGAGGACGGAGATATGCGCGTCCGTGTCCCCTCGGAACCGCTGCACGCGGATGCTCTCCATATGCCCCTGCTGGAACCAGACCAGGCGCTTACGGGTGTCGCCAGTGGTACCTGCGGAGATAAATCGATCCTGGCTCCAACTCATGCCGTCCGTGCTGTAGGACGTGCTCACCTGCGGATTGACGCCGAGCGCCACCCGTCCCGGTAGGGACACTAGCTCTAGTTCGTGGAAGATCGCGCCCTTGCTCTCGTTGTAAACGATGGGGCAGGCGAACTCCCATCGGGCCTTTTGGCCCCATTGGCTGCTGATGGTGCGGTCTAGGTATCCCACCTGAGCCGATGACGGATGGCCGACGATCCAGCGGTCATAGCACCAGACCAGATTACGAGCCGGGTACTCTGCGAAGTCCACCATCCCGCTAGTGAGCGTGAACCAGACCCGCTGCTGTAGCACCTGACTTGCCGCGTGGTCATACACCAGCGTCCGGTCGGGAAGATGGACGTACAGCAGCTTATGCGAGCGGTCGAAACGGGCTTCCAGTTTCACCGTGGACAGTTCCGCCTCGGTGTAGTTTTGAAGAATCAGGTCGATATCTTGCGAAGCGAGCGGAGCACTTGAAGCGTTTTGGCCGATGTAGATGCTCGGGGGCTCGTTACGGCCTCCCCCAAGGAACGCGATGCCCTCGTCGCCAAACACACAGCAGCTATGGGTTCCGATAGCCCCGCGCATGATCTGCGCGCCGTCGATTCTCTGAAACGGGAAACCCGTTCCGCCAACGTTGTCGAATACCTCGATGGTGTGCCGGTTGACTGCGTAGACTTCGTTTCTAGACTTCAGCAGCGCGACAACAGGATCAGGATCAAGCTCGCTTGATCCGTACTTCAGCGGGTTGATTGACAGCGGGTTGCCGATATCTGTGACGACTAGGAATTCTCCGTCTGTCGTCATGAAATACCCGTCAACCCAGACAACATCCAGCACCGTGCCTAGATCAGGGTCGGTCACTTGCGTGAGTGCGCCATTCCAGTAGAACAAGTTCCCACCGCTGGCGATGGCGAGCCGGTCAAATGAATAGTCGAAGGTGACGTATCCCGTCCCGCCGACATCGCCCAGCACCGTAACGGCACCGTTCGACGCCACCGTGACCAGCTTGGTGCCCATCACCCGGTAGCAGGTGCCCTGCCATTCGATCCCGCCTCTGTCAACGCCTGGTCCAGTACCAAACGGAACGATGCCATCAACCGGCCGCAGGTACTCCTGACTGACGCCTGAACCCTTTGGTACTGGCATCAGGTTGACCGGGAACGACGCCCTAACGTCAGGCCCGCTGTCGGTGTAGATGCCCGAGACGATGGGGATAGACGGCACGGGCCACCATCAAGCGTTGGACGACTTGATCACCGCATACCGCAGAACAATCGCCTCGCTCAGGCTGCCTGCCGTGATGTTGCGAACGTTGATGTTCGCCTGACCAGCGAGGCACTGAGCGTTCAGCGTGTAGGCCCCAGCCGTACCACCCGAGATATGGCTCAGGACGACTAGATCATTTGCTTCAATGATCAGGCTGTTCAGCGTAAACGTCACGGTCGTGTTCGCGGCCAACGCTGCGTTGTTCATCGTGATCGTGCCGGTAGGCTTGTCCAGCGTGACAGACGTCGCCTTACCAGATCCAGCGCCCTGCGTAACCGTGCCACCCGCACCCGTGGTGTAGCCGTGCTTCCCGAGGTTGTTGATGTACTGGTTGAAAGCCGTGGTGACGCTTGCCCCGACGGCGTTGCCGATATCCGGGTTGATCAGGGCCGGGGCAGATTGGAACACCAGCGCACCCGTGCCCGTTTCGTCAGTCACGGCCGCAGCGAGGTTCGCGCTGCTGGGAGTGCTTAGGAAGGTGCGGATCGCGGCTCCATAGGGTGCGCTATCGGCCGTGATGCTGTACCACGAGTTGGTGGCTTGATACCACCGCAGACGGACACCAGCACCGGCCTGCAGCATGGTCGGCAGGCCATGGACCGTCGTCGCCCCGTTTAGGCCGATGGTCAGTGCCGTGATTTGCTGGGTCGTGGTGATGAGGATTTCCGTGCCGTCAGGAACGCCAGTATTGAGCGGCAGCGTGATCGTGCCAGTCGCAAGCGTGCCAGCGGGCTGAAGAATCATCCACTGCTGCTCACTGATGGGCGTCGGGGCGGAGATGCTGAAGCCGGTGGCCGGGGTGTAGAGGTTGACAGCGACGGTCGGGGCCGCGAAGGTCTGCTCAAAGAAGTCGAGCACGGTCGCAAGGCTCGCGCGCCTGGCGTCGCCGTTGACCGTGTTGTAAACCGGGATCTGGTCGCCGGTGGAAAGCTGCGAGACAACCGGAAGTTGGTTGATGGTCGGCATCTCAAAACTCCAGCGGGCCTTCCTGGCCCGAAAGCACCGGATCACTCGGCGCAGGCATGAAAGGATCGTCATAGCGCCACGGCTTTTGACCAGCGCCCATCGGCAGAGTGCGCGGAAACTGCTGCTCAATCGGAAACGCAGCACGGGCCAGCAGCGTGTCATAGGCCTGTTTCGCAGTGGTGCGGGTGTCAAGCGATACGGTCTTGCCGTACTGCGGAGCTAGACGGATGGCCAGGTTCGTGATGATGGCCTCGTTCGCGCTATCAGGAACCTGCGTATCGGTGTCCAGGTCGCTATCCTGCGGGTTTGACGGGAGCGGGTAGCCCAATCGGATACCCCGGGCGTTCCATGTCGCCATCATCGTGTCTAGGCGGCGGAGGCAGGCATCCAGCTGCTGCGGCGACAGGTCGAAGGTGTACGAAGCCATGCCGAGTTCGGCAAAGGCTTCTTCAACGAACTGGCGCTTTGTGTAGCTCATCAGGACATCGCTTCTTGACCGATGATCTGCGCGCTAACGTTGGCAGCCGTTGCGCCAGGGTTTGTCACCGCGATAGTCATGATGTCGGGCCTGTCGCCCCTAATCGTGTTCACCAGAGCCAGCAGGTTGTCGATAGCATTGTCCACGGGGTTATTGGCCGGGACGAACAGGCTATAGACGTTTTCACCGCCAGTGAACGCAGTTGCACTGATGTCACGCTCTGCAAAGCTAAATGCCGAGCCGAGGGTGGACAACGCCACGAAGCTTGCACCCGTCAGCGCAACAGGGCCACCACCAGCGCCAGGCGGTGCAGACATGAAGATTTCGACCAGCACCGGCTGATCCGAGGTCAACTGCAGCCGTCTAGGAAGCATCTGCCCTCGGTTGATGAGTCCGATTTGGTAGGCAATGCCGGCCGTTGGAGCGACAGCCACCGCACCGCCCAGCACGTTGTCAGCGTAGGTGATGGTGTTGTTCGTGTTGGCCGTGATGCGCGCAACTTGGTTCAGGGTAGGCCAGTAGACCATGCGTCCGATCAACGCATTGGCCGTGAACGGCGTTCCAGCTACCGTCATCGTGGTAGTCGTGGGCGTGCCGGTGATCGCGCCACTAGCTTCCGTGAACTCTACAGTGCCCATCGGGCGCCCACGATAGGACAGGACTGGGAACCTGTTAGCACCCGATGCGACACTCCGACGAGGAGCGGCTGAAGACGGGCCGTAGGCGTAGGTAAAGCCTCGCTGATCGTCGACTCGGCCTTCGACCAGCACCGACACCCCATAGTGGAACATGTCGTTTTGCTGTGAGATGGTCGCCGTGTTGCGCTGCTCATACCTGACCGGCAGATTGCCAGTCCGCGACCACGGCACCACCTGACCGACTCGGTTCCCGAATCCGATCTGATGCAGCACAATCGGCTGGCCTTCGATGAAGCATCCGAAGCGAACAGCGCCCGCGCCATACCATGCGTACTCGATCCAGAGCATCTGGATGCGGCCCCAATCAATCTGCGAGATTGCGGCTCGATTTCCGTTCCATTCATTGAGTGGAACCCGCGTATCAACTGGTAGTCCGTTGATATCACTTCTGACAACGACGCCTAGTCCCGTAGGGTTTGACGCGCTAGCGCCCGCGTCCTCAAAGAAAACCCCGTTAGAGTCGTCGAAAAAGCCCACACGCTGCAGATTGCCGGTGATTGCTGGCCCCAACTGGATAGCGGTAGCCATGAACATCGTTTTCCCAGGCTGGTATCGGTGATACGGCCGGGATTGACGGATGGCCACCGCGCCCGAGGTCGTGGGCACGCGCATACGCACGCCGCCCAGGCCGGGAAGGTGCGTCACGGTCCCGCCGTTTGCGGTGAGCGATTCCCACCGCAGCGGCTGGGATCCGTACTCGAAATCCGCCTCGTAGATGTTCTGATGCAGCGATACCTTCAGGCGGCCGACTGCATCGCGCAGCCGGTCGGAAAGAACCATCGCCTGCTGCTCTGCAAACGTTCCGTCTTGCAGGTCAACGAACGTGCGGTTGACTTGTTCCCGGCTCTTGATAATGTCAGGCATGGTTTACTCACTAGCGGCCATGGCCGCATTGATCTTGGCTAGCAGGGTGTCGTCGCTCCACCGCTTATCGACCTTGATGCCCAGCTTCTCGGCCTGCTCCAGCATTTCGTCGCGCGTCTGCGGGTCGTTGTCGGCCACAGTCTCGGGCGGAGCTTCGGCCAAACCCACAGCGACGAGAAACTCTGTATGCCAGCCCTCGGCCAATGCTTCCTCCAAGCGCTCAGGCTCCACGCCCTTGCAATCGTAGGTCTTGCCGGGCGGGCCAAAGTGCGGTCCTGGGGAACGGTAGATCGCGATGTTCACTTCTTGCCCTTCGGCGCTTTGCTAGGCTTGCCGGCTTTTTTGGCAGCAGTGCGAGCCGTGTTCAGTGCAATGGCGACGGCTTGCTTTTGGGGCTTTCCGGCCTTCATCTCTTTCGAGATGTTCTTTGAAATCGACTTTTGCGAATAGCCCTTGGTCAGCGGCATGGCTTGCTCCAAGAAAAACGCGGGCGGCAGCTTGTCACCACCACCCGCGCATGCACTGGTTGCCTATCAACTAAGCCGATAGGTCACGAAGGTAGCCGCAGCGGTCTTGGTCGTGCGGAATCGGCCGCTGGAACTCAGGGCAACGGTCATGTTGCCGACAACCGTGTGCCCAGAAGCAGCCTGCGCCACCGTGAAGGCGTTGGTTGCGCCAGTGTTGATGACGGTGAAGTCCACCGAATCACCAACCGCAAAGCTGCTGGACGCATCCATCACAGCGCCAGTGGGCAGAGTGCCAGTAACCGCAGCCGCCGTCGTCGAGGTGACGATGCCCGACGAAATGAGCGCCCAGCTAAGAGTGCCGCTAGCGTTGAGCGTGCCCGGAGTGGGTTGCACTTGCCACGACAGCCGGTTTTGCGAAACGGCCGGAGACGTGCCGACTTCGTAAAAAGTCTGCACGCCGCCGGACGCTTCGACAGTGACCGTCGTCGCGTTGGTGAACGACCCGAAAACAACCTGCCCGTTGTTGACGGTGCCCAGCAGGACAGATTGATCCGGGTAGTTAGGCGAAGTCGAAACACGACTGACGGTTGCCTGACCTTGGCAGAAGACGGCGATAGAGCCGCCAGCCGGGACCAGGACCGTTGCGATGCCTTGCGGCTGAACGAAGAAAGCCATGGTTGATTCTCCTGATTAGGGCTGGCCGAACATGATGATGCCGGACATCTGCGGCTGCTTGTTGACCACGCCGTACAGCGTATCCAAGCGGTACTTGGTCTTCATGGTGTTGATGTCATACTGCTTCGTCATCACCAGTTCGATGCCCTGGTCCGTAGCAGCCCGCATCACCGCGACACCCGCATCGCTCGGCATCGCATAGCGGCCCGGCAGGATTTCCAGCGAGTCCTTCTGCCAGAACGGGTTCATGTTGCCGGCGGCCGTGTTCAGGAACACGATTGGAGCCGTGGCAGACGGAGCGGTCACAACGCAGTTTTGGTACTGCGCTTCCGAGTCGCTGCCTCCTTGGTTGGAGATGATCGGCGGGCTGATGACCATGGTCGTGCCGGTCGGCACCGAAATGACGCGGAAGGTCTTCAGTTGACCCGTGCTCTGCTTGGTGATGTGATGCACCGCGAAGACGTTGCCGATGGTGAACGAGTCGCCGGGCGCCACGTTGGTCGTGCTCGAAACCGTGATGGTCTGGAAACGATTGTCGAGGTTCGACGTTTCGCCGGTAGCGGCCACCACGGTAGCGCGCGGCACCCAGAAGTTATTCGCCGCCGGGAGCGTGCTAACCTGCAGACCAGCGCCGCCAAGCTGCGCGGCCTTGCGGATGGCGTAGTCAAGCTTGTACGTTTCGAAAGACGCCACGCGGCCGACATAGGCGCGACGCAGGGCGCTGTCGCTGATGTCGTTGCCGAAGCTGCGGGTGTTCTTCGCCAGGTCCGATGCCATGCCGTTGTAATCGCGCGACGAAAGCGCGAGGTAGCGGTCGGTGTCCATGACGCCCTGTTCGTTCATCACCGCTTCGATTTCGGCCACGTCGTCGAAGCCGGACGCAGCGCCAGTGCGCTTCACGAACAGCGTGCCTTGCAGGGCCGCCACGTTCATGATCGCCAAGTTGATGTCGCTAGCGAGCTTTTTCTTGGCAGCGTCACCGAGCCGGCCCTCTTGCAGCGAATCGCGCAGTTCCGTCGCGGACATGATCCACGGCACCGAACGGCTGAAGCCGATGGTCGCGGGGACCGACAACTGCGTGTAGTCGTCGAAGTTCGTCGTCATGTCGGTGCCGCTGTAGGACACCGAGATATAAGGCTGCGGACGCCAGATGGTGTTGTTCGTGCGCTCCATCATCGTCTGGTCAGTGTTGAAGACCGCGACGTTGCGAGACAGCACCAGCGCATCCTGAAAGCCTTCGAGCAGGTTCTCGTAAGCGATGCGCTCTTCCTTGGAAAACGCGTTAGCCATTGTTGGCCCCTTGATGATGAGTTACGGATGACCCCGCCTAGCGGGTTGCCTTCAGTTACTCACGCATCAGAGCCGCGTGGCCGCTCTACAGGTCTGCTCTGCCATTTGTGGCTGGCGAAACCATGCAGACGGGCCGAATATACACCATCCGGCCCGCTTTGCAATACCTAGCGTTGCTTGGCCTTTAGCTGCTGCTTGTAGCGAATAACCGCCGTCATGTCGCCAGTCTTGGCAGCTTGTTCGCGCAGCCTTTCAAGCGTGGCATCGGCAGTCCCGCTAACAGGCGCAGTGCCAACGGGAACGGAACGCTCGGGGGCCGGTGGTTTCGCGCGCGGGACGATCTTCAATTGGCTCTCCAGTTTTGCAACTGCAAACGCAAACCGCACAGGGTCTGCGATAGCTGCCAGTTCCTTGGCTTTCTTCGGATTCTTTCCGAGGGCGTAGACCACCATGGCCGGGTTATCCGCACCATGCAGCATGACTCCCTGCTGCGTTTGGTTGAAAGCCTCCAAGACCACCGCCTCGGCGTCGTCGAAGTCGCGCACCTTGAGTTCAGCCTTGGCTTTGCCGTAGGTGTCTAGCCGGCTTTTCCAGGCCCGCTCGGCTTCTTCCGCTTTGGCCTTCGCCTGCGCCTCGATCTTCGCCTGCTCATCGCGCTGGCGATACCACGCCTCTAGGGATCGCTCATAGCGTTCGGTATCGTAGTCGTGCTGCTCAAGCGTCGGCTTCGGCCCAAGGGTCTGCACCTTTGGCGCCACCTGCTCGCGGGCTTCGTACTCTCGCACCTTGCGCTGAAGTTCTCGGTGCTGCTTGCGAAGGTCGCGCACCCACTCGGGGGCCTTTTCCTGTTCTTCCTCGGCCGGGGTTTCGTCACCGATGGCGACGGTAATTTCCTCCGGCTCCTGTTCTTTCGGCGTCTCTTGCGCCTCTGGCTCTTCGTCCTTCGTCTCTACAGCCTCAGCCTCAGGAGTATCGACTTCCTCTTCCGTGGGCGTGTCTACGTCTTGCATGGGTTTCCTCTCGCGCATTGACGGCTGCGCGGTAGCCGTGGCATCACTTGATGCCGATTTCGCTCAGAGTCTG